CCAAAGCCCGAACGCAAGTTCTGGAGGAGGTACAAGCATTGGAAGTATCTCTGCACAATCGCAAGCGCAAACAGCACAAGCTCCACAGCTAGACCTCTCCTTCCTCGGGGAAGGGGCGGGAGAACAAACCCCCGTGCAGGCTTACGTCATCGCTACCGACGTGTCCAACGCACAACAAGCCAACCAACAAATCCAAGACCAAGCCACGCTATGAGAATTGTAGAATTGATAATCGACGAAGAGGCGGAGCTGTACGGCATCGACGCCATCTCCCTCGTAGACCGTCCAGCCATCGAGCTCGACTTCATCGCCCTGAAAGAGCAACGCGTAGAGTTCGCAGAGGTGGACGCCGAGAAGCGCGTCCTCATCGGCCCCGCCCTCGTACCCGACAAGCCTATCTACCGCAAGAACGGAGAGGACGAGTTCTACGTCTACTTCTCCAAGGGTACGGTAAGGAAGGCGAGTGAGCTGTACCTGAAGCACGGCAACCAAGCGAAGCACACCCTCGAACACGAGCACACCATCCACGGGCTTACTGTGGTGGAGTCGTGGATCGTGGAGAACAAGGAGCAGGACAAGTCCTCCCTCTATGGTCTCGACGTTCCTGTAGGTACATGGATGGTAGCCGTCAAGGTGGACAACGAGGCCATCTGGCAGGAGTGGGTGAAGGAAGGCAAGGTCAAGGGCTTCTCTATCGAGGGCTACTTCGTCGACAAGATGAAAAAGAACTCAGAAGACGAGATGCTCGCCGAGCTAGCCAAGGCCATCGTCAAAGCCGACAAGCGGACGAAGGCAGGGGTACGGGTAGTCATGGAGTCCTACGACGACTATCCAGAGGCTGTCAAGAACAACGCCAAGCGAGGTATCGAGCTCAACGAGAAGAACGGGAACAAGTGCGCCACCCAGACGGGCAAGGTGAGGGCTCAACAGCTAGCCAACGGAGAGCCCGTTTCCCTTGATACGGTCAAACGCATGGCCTCCTTCCTACAACGGGCGGAGGAGTACTACGACGAGGGCGACATGAACGCGTGTGGGACTATCTCCTATCTCCTGTGGGGTGGGAAGGCTGGCCTCCGGTGGGCTTCGTCCAAGCTGGCCGAGGAGCTTATGAGCCAACTAGAAAAAGAATTTTCCACCAAACCTGAGAATTGACCCCTCGAAAACCTTATATAAAAAACGGCACGACATGACTATTCAAGAAAGGGTGCAGGACATCTTCAACAAGTTCAACGTCAACTTGAAAGTAGAGGAGTCGCGCACCGAACTGGCAGAGGCCGCCCTCGACAACGGGACGGTAATCTACACGGACGGCGACGACTTCGTAGAAGGAGACGAAGCCTATATCATTAACGACGAAGGCGAGCGCATCCCACTCCCTCCCGGGGACTACACCTTCAAGGACGGGGGTGTCATCTCTATTGCTGACGGTGGCAAGATTGCAGCCGTGAACAAAGGAGGCGAAGGCAAGGAAGCAAAAGACGGTAAGGCATCCAACCCAGCCAAGACCAAGCAACCCGTCGCGGAGGCTCCCGCCAAGGACGCACCCGTCAAGCCCGCACCCACCGACCCCCCGGTTAAGCCACCCACAAAGCCCAAGACTCGCCAGAGCGCGGACTTCGAAGAAGAAGAAAATCCAAACGACATGGAAGAAGTAACCATTAACTACGTCACCCGCGAGGAGGTCGAGGCCATCATTGCCGAAGCCATCGCCGCTGCTATGGGTGAACCAGCCGTCGAGGAAGCCGAGGAAGAGGAGAAGGAAGAGATGAGCGTCAACCCTGAAGCTCCCAAGGCAGAAGCCAAGGAGGAGCCACAAGCGGAAACGCAAGAGGAGGCCGAAGAGCCTACCCAAGAAGTAGAGGTCGAAATGAGCGCAGAGACTCCAGAGGCGGAAGCCGAGAAAGTCGAAGCACCCAGCGACATGGACGTAATCTTGACCGAACTCTCACAGGTCAAGGAGCGTCTCTTCGAACTCCAGAAGCAGGCAGCCTCCACGGGGCTGAAGCACAAGGCACCAACCCCAAAGAAGGAGCCTTTGAATCTCCAGAATTTGTCAATCGAGGAGCGCGTCCGCGCCCTCTCTAATCATTATAACGCTTAATCATGAGCGCAACTATCTCTTCAACTTACGTTGGGCAACACGCACTCCCGTTTGTTGCCCCAGCCATCTTGAGCGCGGACACCCTCGCCAATGGCTACGTCTCAGTCTTGGACAATGTTCGTTACAAGGCTAACCTCACGAAAGTTACTGGCCCAACTATCGGGGCTCGTAGCTGTGGATTCACCGCAGCGGACGGACTTTCTTTGTCTAACATCGTACTCACCACGACCCAGCTTCAGGTGAACGAGGAAATCTGCAACGACGAGCTCGCACAGTCTTGGGCAGCGGAGCAGATGCGTGGCAACTACGCCGGCACTCCTGCCGACTACGCCAACTACCTCGGACAGATCACTGCTGCAAAGGTGGCCGAGGACGTCGAGCGCAACATCTGGCAGGGCAACTTTAACTTTACCGACGGAGCTTCCGCAGGCGCGACTTACGACAACTTCAGCGGGTTGTGTCGCCACTTGGTTGACGGGTACACCGCTGGCACGATGCAACAGCTCACGGGCGTAACTACCGCCGCCAACATCTTGACTCGCTTGGGCGACTTGGTGGGTGAGGTTCCTTCAGCTATCGCTGGCGACCCAGAGGCTTCAATCTTCATGAGCCGTAAGTCTGCCAACTTGTACTACCAAGCATTGGCTGCTGACTACAACTTGCCATTCTTGAACGACGGCATGGTGGCTAAGTACGCCGGGTACTCTATCGTGACTCCTGCTGGTTTCCCTGACGACACGTTCCTCATCTCTCGCAAGGACAACTTGTTCTTCGGAACGAACCTCTTGACCGACCACGTAGAGGCTCGCTTCTTGGACTTGACCGGCACGACAGGCGACGCGGTGACTCGCATCATCATGTTGTTCGACGGTGGAACTCAAATCGTGGACGCTGCCTCTGCTGGTTTCGCGTACCGCACGAGCTAATCATTAACCGAGGGAGGGGGGGCTTCGGCTCCCCCACTTTCACAAAACCTTAAACAATGGCTTGTTCATTAACTCTTTCAGGAAGAGACCTCGGTTGTAAGGACTCCCTCGGTGGCGTCAAGGAAATCTACGTCGCTCAATGGAGCGAGGCTATGTGGGACGCTGTGGCGGCTGGAGAGATTGCCGACTCTGCTGCGGCCTTGACCATGAACGGTTACGGCTTGACAAAGGGTTCTGCTAGCTTGACCCAGACAATCACGTCGTCCATCGAGAACGGCTCCGTCTTTTTCGACCAAGCTCTCACGGCTACCTTCACGGGTCTGTCTGCTTCCGACATCACGGAAATTAGCAACCTCACGAAGGGTCGCATGGCTATCGTAGTCCAAGACCGCAACGACAACTACTTCGTCATGGGTCACCTCAACGGCGTGGAAGCGTCAGGAGGTACGGTTCAGACGGGTACGGCTGCCGGCGACCTCTACGGGTTCACGGTGGAGTTCAGCGCACAGGAATCTACCGCCGCTCCATTCTTGGACACGGCGACGATGACCAACTGCACCCTGACTCCTTCGAGCTAAGTTACACCGAGGCACGGCCTTAGGACTGTTATATAAGGAGGGGGAGGGCGTTAAGCTCTCCCCTTTTTTTGATAGATAAAGCATGGTCAACCTACTACCCAACACAGCAGGACAGAGAATGTACTGCACGCCATTCGAGGCTCGGAAGTTTCTCGCTTCCTTTACGGACTACCTCGTCGTACTTCGTAACGATGCGAGTGAGGAGACCTTTGCCTTCATCGCCAACGTGACATACGACAACGAGAGGTACTCCCAGTTCCGTATCTCCACAGCTACGGACAACCCCACGGCGGGAAACATCCTTCTCACCGAGTCGGGGCTGTACACCTACACGATCTACGGGCAGAACTCAGACACCAACCTCGACCCTGAGGACGCCTCTATCGTGGGGGTCTGCGAAGTGGGGGCTTGTCGCATCACAGCAACCGACACCTACTTCGACTTCGACAACCCGACAGTCCCCGACAACATCATATATTACGAGTAATGGAACTAATCAAACTCAAAGAATACGAGGAGCGGAGCTACGCCGAAGCACCCTCAAAAGACGGGTATGTGAAGTACGGGGACGACAACCTCTTCCCTCAATACCTCATCGACCTGTACAAGTCGAGCGCAACGCACAATGCCTTGTGTACTTCTATCGCCTACATGATCTTCGGTGACGGCGTACAGGCCGACACCCTCGACGCTAGGCTCAAGATTCAAGAGTGGGGTCTCGACGACGAGGTACGGAAGGCTTGCCTCGACCTGAAGATTCAGGGAGGCTTCGCTCTGGAGGTCGTCTACTCTATCGACCGAACGACCATCTCCAAGGTGAGGCACTGCCCCTTTGAGAATATCAGAAGCGCGGAGGTTGACGAGGACGAGAACGTGGAGTTCTACTACTACTCAAAGGACTGGAGCGACAAGAGGTGCGAGCCGGAGCTCGTGCGAGCTTTCGACCCCGAGGATGCCGTAGAGTACCCCGTCCAGATTCTGTACGTCAAGCCTTTCTCGCCCGGCTCGTACTACTACCCCAAGCCCGACTACATCGGCTCGATTGATTATATCGAGCTCGACAAGGAAATCGGCAAGTACCACATCAACAATATCAAGAACGGCATGGCTCCGTCGTTCCACCTTGCCTTCAAGAACGGCACTCCCTCACAGGAGGAGAGGCGGAAGATTCGCAACGACGTGGAGCGTCAACTGGCCGGGGCTACCAACGCGGGTAAATTCATCATGACCTTCAGCGACCAGCCCGACAGGAAGCCCGACTTCGAGCCGTTCCCCCTCTCCGACGCTGATAAGCAATACCAATTCCTCTCTACGGAGGTCTCCGACAAGATTATGATAGGACACCGCGTGGTGTCTTCGGCTATGTTCGGAGTCAAGACGGCGGGACAGCTCGGAAACACCCAAGAACTGGAAATCGCTTCTACCTTGTTCGACGACCAAGTGGTGAAGCCTTACCAACGCATCGTAAAGAACGCCGTACAAAGCATTTTGAACGCTGCGGGTACCCCGGCTATCGTTTCAGTCGTAGAAGTCGAAGAGGAGGCTCCTACGGTGGCTGAATTGTCGTCTGAAGACGAAGTGGTGGACTTGACGCTTGCCTCCGACTACCTCATCGAGATGGGTGAGGAAGTGGACGAGGACGAGTGGGAACTCATCGACGCCCGCAAGGTGGACTACGACACCGAGAATATGCAGGACGCCCTCTGGACATTTGCACGCACCATCCCCGGCAGTTCTGCCGAGCGTGGAAGCCGAGGCGTTAGCGAGCAGGATAACGAGCTTATTCGCGTCCGATACGCCTATATGCCCAAGGTAACGGGAAGCCAAGGCACCGCTACCTACGAGTCGCGCGACTTCTGCAAGAAGATGGTGGGAGCCGGAAACAAGGTCTGGAGGAAAGAAGATATTGTCGACGCAGGCAACCGAGCCGTAAACCCCGGATGGGGAGCGGGAGGGGCTGACACCTACTCGATTTGGTTCTACAAAGGCGGGGGGTCATGCCAGCACTACTTCGAGCGTCGCACCTACCTCCGCAAGGACAACGAACGCATCTCGGTAACTCAAGCTCGCGCCCTCATTCGTGAGGCAGGACTCGAACCCCTCGAACAGAACGACCCCAAGGTAGCCAAGCGTCCCCGCGATATGGGTGGCGACAAACGCGGATTTTTAGAACCCAAAAACTGGACAACCCCAAAGTAAATGGCACTCACAGCAGAAGTCCTCTTCGTCAACCCTGACTATATGAAACGCCTCACGCAACTGAACGGGAGCGTGGAAGATAAGGTCATGGCTCCGGCCATCATTTTGGCACAAGACAAATACCTACAGCAGTACCTCGGCACCGACCTCCTGAACAAGCTCAAGGCCGACGTTCAGGCGGGGACGGTAGCGGGCAACTACGCCACCCTCCTCGACAACTACGTCCGCAAGGCTACGGTGTGGTGGGCTATGCTCGAACTCATCCCCAACCTCTACGTCAAGCTGGACAACGGGGGGCTCGTTATTCGCACCTCCGACGCCACGGCTCCTATCTCCGACAGCGACCTACACCGAGAGATTGAGAACGCACGACAGAACGCCCAGTTCTACACCACGCGAATGGTCGAGTACCTCTGCAACAACTCTGGCCTGTTCCCTGAGTACTCATCGAACAGCGAGAACGATATGCTCCCACAGAAGACGGTGTACTACCAGAACGGACTGACCATCTCGACAGGCCACGATCAGGTAGACCCCGACCTCGCCCGCTACCTCTTCGGATGAACACAAGAAAAGAAAACATCACACGCCTAAAGAAGTGGCTCCATGAGAAACGTCCTACTCCTAACGCTCTCCCTCCTATGGCTAAACCTCCAAGCTCAGGAGTGCGTAAGCCTTGAACCGAAGGTCATGGGTCTTCCTGCCTTCAAGGTAGACCTTTCGACAGAGACGGAGAAGACTTTGCCTATCGTCTTCCACGTCATGCACACGGGGGAGGATGTAGGCGTAGGGGCGAACATCACCGACGAGGCTATCCTTGAGACGCTGGGCTTGGTAAACGACCAATTCCGAAAGGTGCCGGGGAGCACGGGCGACGGGATAGGGGTAGATACGAAGATTGACTTCTGCCTAGCTAGGAGAGCCCCCGACGGGAGCCCAACGGGTGGAATCACACGCCACGACCTCTCGAACATCGCCGACTTCGTAGCCGATGGCGTCGCGCTGTCTGGACTCAATGACGGAGCCTCTGACCTACAGGTGAAAGAAATAGCTTGCTGGGACGTGGACGAGTACGTCAACGTGTACATCGTTCCCGAGATCAACGGCAACAACGGAGGAGGAGGGGTGCAGGGGTACGCCTACACGGGAGCCACGGGCAACTGCCTCGACGGCGTTGTCATCCTAGCGAATAGGATGGTAATAACCGAGTACAATTTCGGAAAGGTTTTGACCCACGAGCTAGGCCACTACTTGAGCCTTCAACACACCTTCTACAACACCACGTCATGTGCCACCGAGAACAACTGCCAGACGCAAGGGGACGGGGTGTGCGACACTCCCGTTACGACGACAAACTACTCCTGTAGCTCTCCCGCCTGTGAGGGTGCTATGCTCGAAAACTACATGGACTACACCGGCGAGTATTGCCGGGACTCCTACACGACAGGACAGGCGGAGAAGATGCACTCCTATATCGTTTCCTCACGGTCTCAACTTTTGACCGCTCCCTCGTGCATCCCTCCCGTAGACATCGACCTCGCCCTCGCGGACGTGGACTACCAGACGCCGTTCTGCCAACAAACTCAAAACATCGAAGCCACGGTGTCCAACCTAGGCAACCTCCCCGTAGGTAGCGCGTCCGTCGTCGTCGGGTCGGACGGCATCTACTACACCGAGGAGGTTTACGACATCGAGCCCGGGCAGACGGTACAGGTACCCTTTGAGAACATCCCCCTCGACGGGGTGTTCTGGGTTTCCGTCATCGCAGAGGGCGACGAGTACGAAGACAACAACCAGTTCTTGGGCTTCGTGGATTACGAGGCGGGGTCGCTGTGGGAGATGGACTTCACCACGGATTTCTTCGCTCCCGAAAATTCTTGGATTCTGGAAGGCGAGGGCGTCTTCCTTGAGTCGCCCTACTACCCCCTAGGGATAAACGCGTACAGCTACGAGGCTTGTCTGTTCTCTGGGTGCTACACCCTCACGATCTACGACGCGGGGGGTGACGGGATGCCGTATGGAGGAGACGTAGTTATGACCGTTGATGGGGTAAGCGTCCCCGTGGACATCGCGGGCGACTGGAGCGAGCTTGTATTCGAGTTCTGTCTGGAGAGTAACGACTGCCCCTTCGACCTTGACGGCAACGGCAACGTAGGGAACGGCGACCTCCTGCTCTTCCTCACCGACTACGGCTGTACCGCATCCTGTCAGTACGACCTCAACGGCGACGGAGCCACGGACGTGAACGACCTTCTCACCCTCTTGAATGTATGGGGCTTGCCTTGCCCCTCACTTGACAATCTACCACCGCGCTCTCTGCCTGTAGATGAGCAGGTATACGACCTGTCCGGACGTCGAGTCTACCTACCACTCGACAACCTCCCAGCGGGTATCTATATCGTAGCCTCTCCAGAGGGCGTCACCAAACTGTATAAGCAATGAACATTGACTCGTTGACAACTTTGATTCCTGCCCTTGTGGGCGTGGTCGGGGTTTGGGTATCCTTGAATAGCGAAGTGGCCAAGCTTAAAGGCAGGGTCTACCGCCTAGAGAATGACCAATCGGAACTCAAGACGATGCTCAAGGAGTGCGTGGAAGGTATCCACGAGCTCAAGATTCTGCTCGCCAAGAAAGGGCTCTGATATGTACAAATACTTCAAGCTCTCAGAGTTCGACAGCCCCGACCGCCCAGGCTCCGGGGAGCTCATGGAACACGAGGTCGTCCAAGCCCTCGACATCGCACGAGACATCTACGGCTACCCTATGGTCATCTCTTCGGGGTTTAGAAGCGTAGAACACAACCGTGCTGTAGGGGGAAGCCCTAAGTCGTCCCACCTCTTGGGGTGGGCTGCGGACATCGCTATCTCGAACAGCCACCGCCGATACCTTTTGGTCGAGGCTCTGCTCGACGCGGGGTTCACACGGCTGGGTATCTCTGAGGATTTTGTTCACGTCGACATGGATCCCAACAAAACACCCAAACACTGCATATGGACTTACTGAGAAAGTCGCGTACCGTCCACCAAGTGGACACCAACTTCGAGAAGAGAGGCGACAAGCGACACTTCCTTTTCATTTCGGACATCCACTACGACGCGATGAAGTGCGACCGCGAACTCCTGCACCGCCACCTCGACGAAGCTCGGGAGCTGGGTGCGGGGGTCTTCATTTTTGGGGACTTGTTCGACCTTATGCAGGGACGCTTCGACCCACGGGGCAACTACTCCGAGCTCCGGCCAGAGTACAAGTCTTGTATCTACGTCGACGAGGTTATCCAAGACGTAGGAGAGAAGCTGTCCAAGTACGCGGACGTCATCAAGTTCATCTCGAAGGGCAACCACGAGACGAACATAGAGAAACGCATGATGGTCTCCCCCATCGACCGCGTGGCTCAGATCATCAACTCGCACGGCGGACACGTCGAGGTCGGAGGCTATGCGGGTTGGTTGTGCGTCACGGCCAACAGGAACGGCTCAGGAAACCAGCGTTTCAATATCCACTACCACCACGGGTACGGGGGAGGGGCGAAGCGTTCCAAGGGAATCCTCGGGGCAGACATCGACCAGAAGGATTTTCCAGACGCCGACCTTATCCTTCGCGGACACGACCACCAGAAGTGGCACCTCCCTGTGACCATCGACCGAATCAACCAGAAGATGAACCTCGAACAGAAGACCGTTCACCACCTACGGCTGGGGAGCTACAAGAAGCTGGGGGATAGGTACGCGGGGTGGGCTACCGAAAAGAACTTCGCTACCCCTCGACTTGGGGGGTGGTGGGCTACCCTACAAGAGAGAAGCGACAAGTACCTATGGAGCGTAAGAGAGGCCGTATAGAGAGCGAACAGGTGGACAGGAAGGTAAACCCATGGCTCGCTATGGCTATGGCCTTAGACGTCTCTCAAATCTTCAAGGAGAAGGGAGACCTCCGTAGGTGGTCAGCCAAGCGAACGATAGGAGGGGCAATTATTCTCGAGGCTCTTTGGCAGATACACGAGAATGGCATAACTTGGCCGGGGATAGCCCTCTGTCTGGTAGGCATAACTCCCTTGTGTGTGTCCTTTTTCGAAAGGAAGTAGATTTATTGTTTGATCATTGGAAGCCCTCTGAAATGTCAGGGGGTTTCTTTTTTTGCAAAAAAAATTGCAGAAAGATTTGGAGAATGAAAAAAGAGTTGTATCTTTGAGACATCAAACAAACAAAAACACACACCATGAACAAGTACAACGGTTGGACAAATTGGGAAACTTGGCAAATCTTGCTTTGGGCGGATTCATGCGAAGTCACAAGCAAAGACTTGACAAGATTTGTCAGGAGATTCTCTCACATGATTGGTTGGCCTCTTAAAGTCGAAGAATACTTCAGGCAGCTATATCCTACCGGCACTCCCGACATGGACGGCTACCACGAGTTGGACAAAGTTGACTGGCAACAAATCGCCGATCACCTAGAAGGTTGGTACGAATAAACACACACAATGGACAAGAAAAGAATCCAACGACTTTGTGAGGAGTTCCTCCGCGACGAGGACAAGCTCACCCCAGCCTTCGCCGTGGGCGTGGCTCGTGCCTCCTTCCGTCTCATCCTTGAAGAATTGCAAAATGCTGAAGCCTAACAGAATCTCCCACACGGTCTACCCAGACCACCCTGCCGAGTCGTTCAACGACTGGACAGCCAACTTCACACGCCAAGAGGTAGCCCGCGATGCGGACGACTTCAAGCGTAAGTTCGACGCCCTTTGGGACGCCTTCAAGAAATCAATCCAGAACCAATGAACGACGATATGCTCCACGTCAGTTGGTCTCCAACCAACGAAGACCACGAAGCCTACGAGGCTCGCTACCTCGCCGCTCGCTATCCCGACGAGCTCTTCAACCGAGAACTCGAACACAAGATTCAGGATTTAGTCGAGACCGCTCTCTGGGACGACGACACCAAGCACGAGTTCTCGTGTGCCCTTCCCCTTGACATGAGTAACGGAGAGATGCTTGACGTCATCGAGTACCTCTGGGACTACCAGCCAAAGACCCCGTTCTCCGAAGTGAAGAACCCCTCACAGAAACAAATCAACGCCTTCATTCGGAAGGTGTGCAACCTTTAATTCTTTGTATAATGGAACAAACCAAAATCCAAAACCTGACCCCGCAGGGCTCCTTCGAGAGCAACGGGAAGACCTTCTACAAGTTCGACTGCATCCTTGAGAACGGACAGATCGGCGAGGTCAACGCCCTCTCCCCTGACAAGTGGAGCGTAGGCGACGAGGTAGTCGTCAAGGAACACCAAGCCACGAAGTGGGGTCCACGCCTCAAGCTCGACAAGCCCGGCTTCTCCGGGGGTTTCTCCAAGCATGGACAGAACAAAAAAGACCCCGATGAGGTCAAGGGCATCATCGCCTCGTGGGCTGTCGGTTGTGCGATGCAGGTCGCAGGAGAGCCCGGAAACCCAGACTACGACAAAATTGTCTTGCAATGTGCGAGGCTGGCTTTGACGGCTCGCGACATCATCAAAAAAGAGGTGCAACCATGAACCCCTTCTACTGGTACGAAGGTATCCCCCTCAAGGAGGGGTGGTACCTCTGTGCTTGGCAGATGGGCTCCAAGTACATCTACGACGTAGGCAAGTGGGACGGCGTGACGTGGTTCACCAACATGACAGCCGAGCCCAACCTGTTCCACAAAATCTTCGACCCCAATGAATTCTTTGCCCAACTGGATGCAGAGGCTCAAGCCTTCGAACGTGCTCAAGCTGAGAATAACGTTCGACAAGAGAAACAAGAAACACACGACCCTCTCTCTCTTTTGGGGGCTCATAAAAATTGAACGATGAGACGACACAACAAAACATGGACGGAGCAGGAGCTGGTGACTATGAAAAAGCTCCACAAGGCCGGCTCAACGGACAGAGAGATAGCCCAGATTCTTGGGCGTAGCTGGCAGTCGGTCAGGCAGCAGAGAAGCCGGAAGCGTGCCGTCATCAAGACAGCACCTTCACAGGCTAGCCTTCAGTTCGTGGAGGCTCACAGGGGCGCGAAGTACACAAGGTACATGAAGCCTTCCACCGAGGTCTCCATCCTTTGGGGACTCATCAAATACACGAAAGGATGAAAGCGTACTTGAAGACCCTGTACGGCTCGCAGAAAGCGTGTGCCGAAGAGCTGGGGGTGACTACGGCCACCGTCCAGAACTGGATCAAGAAGAACCCACGAGGCATCCTTCGCCACGCTCCTGAGATTATCAGATACAAGGACACGACCTTCACCCAGCTGATGGGTGAGGTCATGTTCCGGGAGTACGAAATCACGGAGTTAGAAGCCATCAGAGAGGGGGAGGTTTGATGCCTCCCCTATCTTACCGACATGGAAAGACAATTTAAGGGGGTATGGATCCCCGCAGAGATATGGCTGGACGCTCGCCTCACGCTCGTAGAGAAAGCCCTGTACGCTGAGATTGATTCGTTCTCTGGGATAGGCAAGAGCTTCCACAAAGCGAACGAGACCATCCAGCTAGAGTACGGCGTGAGCCGTCCCACGGTGTCCAAAGCCATCAAGAAGCTGGAGGCGTTGGGCTTCATCGAGTCGACCTTTGACGGACGCATGAGGCATCTAACCGTACAGGCAGACCGTAAAATTTTTACGGGCAGGGGGAAAGAATGTTTCGGGCAGACCGTAAATAATTTACGGGCAGAAGGAAAGAATAGTACCTCTAATAATACAGTAGAAAGAACAGTAGAAAACACATCTAAAAAGATAGGGACACGCCCGAGTTGTTTGGAGGAGGTTGTTAGTGCATTCGTAGAGGTCGGCTCGGACGAGTCCGAAGCAATGGCTTTCTTTGACTACTACGAAGCCAACGGATGGACACAAGGCAGAAACAAACCTATCAAAGATTGGAAGGCCGCCGCGCGTGGCTGGATAAGACGCTCACCACAATTCAAACGCAATGAAAAATCTCCAAGCCGTGGAGTCGCAGATGGCTCTCTCATTGAAGCGCATCTCCGAAAGCTCGCCAATGACTCCGGCGAAAGCCTGGGCTGAAGGAACCAACGTACTCGCCTCCTTTCGCATCAACCCAGCACGCACCGAGGCCACCCTCCTGATCTTGCTCAAGGACACCCTCAACTACCTCGACTGCTCGAAGACCATCAAAGCCGACCGCGACCTTCTCGACGCCGTACACTACCTCCGCGACGAGTTCCCCGCCATGAAGTTGGAGGAGTGGCACATCATTTGCCACCGTCTCAAGACGGGAGAGTATCCCGTCCAGTACGAGCGTCTCAAACTTCCCGAGCTCGTCTCTATCTTTCGACAGTACGAAGGGGAGCGAGCCGAGGTACGAGAGGCCAACTGGAAAGAGCTCAAGAAGGCCACGCCCGACACGCTCTCCGACGACAAACTCCAAGCACTCTACGCCAAATATGAACAGCAACGACAAGCCAAGAAGGAAGAACTCCAGAAAGCCAAAGCCATCAAAAGAGTCCCCACCGACGAGAGGGGGAGGTGGAAAGCGATCCCGTACACCGAACCGAAGCGCGATGGTGAAGAAGGTGGACACGGTGTTCAGTCAGTACATCCGACTCCGGGTGACTGACGACAGAGGGTACGGACAGTGTTGGACGTGCCATGCCACCCGACATTGGACAGAGGTCGACGCCGGCCACTTCATGAGCCGGGCTTGCATGAGCACCCGGTGGGACGCAAATGGGAACGTCCAATTTCAGTGCAAACGCTGCAACGGCTTCAGGTCGGGAGAACAGTACCTCTTCGCCCAGCACCTCGACCAGCACTACGGCGAAGGGACGGCGGAGGCTCTCCATATAGCCTCGAAGCAGACGCGCAAGTTCACCCACGCCGAGCTGGAGCAGATGTACTACCACTACAAGCGCCTTGTCGATGAGCTCCGAAGCACGAAGGGACTTTGACCTCTGGTTCACGGAGCACTACGAAGAGCTCCTGCGGACAGCGAAAGCCCTCCACCCTGACGCCTACGACCTCATCCACGAGACCTACCTCTCC